ATTCATGCATTGACCAGGATCTTGTTCTAACAACTTTTCAAATTTATCTCTATCAACTTTTTCTCCTTCAAAACACATACTATCTTTAGCAATAAATTCGGATATAAGTTCACCATCACGTTGTTCTGGTGTTGCCTGTAATATGCGTAAAACAAATTCAGTAACTATCCCATCAAGTTGTTGAAGTTTATATTTCATTCTTAATTCTTTATTAGGTCTTCCACCATGAATACTAGTCACTTCTTTTTTTACATCATCATCACATTTTTTGGTTAAAATACTAAATTTATCTGTTAATCGTTTAAGTAAAAGTTCATATGCTCTTGGTTGTAATGCATCTTGTTGAAATAAATCGTAAAAAACAGATTTTCCTGTAGAGTGGTCAGAGCACATCATTAATTGTTTTAAATTTTGAGAACTAAGAAATTGAAATGAAAGAACATCAACATCAGGGGTGCGTTTGGATGGACTTATGAAAGAATATGTTACTTGTCCAGTATCAAGTAATCTATTTCTATATGTATCAATACCATGATAAAGTTTATCATTTCCATAGTATGTTCCTAGTGATGATAAAGTTACAGGACTGATTCTACTACAATATAATAGTGTATCATAAAGTGTTTTGTCTTTTAAATAACTTAGAGACGAATATCTCAATTTGTCTGGGTCTATTAAAGTGAAATCAACACCTAAAAGAGAAGAACATTCAGCATGCATATTCATAGAAAGTAACTCATAAAATAATATTCTTGTGAATAAAGAAATCTTACTCCATTCAGATTTAAATTTTACTCCAAAAATAGACAATAATGCATAGATACAAAATTGACTTTCTGCTGAAACTTTTAATCCTTCAGCATTAGCTGGATTTGATTTGGCTGCAGCTGTAAGATTTTCACTCTTAATAACAACAACCGGTTGAAAATGCATAATTTCTGCAAATTCAGGGTTAGAAAAAATTAAAAGAAGTGGTTTTAAATCTGTTAGTAAAGTAGAAGGTGGTTGTAACATATGAACAAATCCTTTTAAAAACGTTTCACAAGCTTGAACAGATGTTAAAAATTCGCCTCGTGATTTATAAGCCAAGTCTTGATCCTTAACACGCTGTTTTAGTTGAAGAAAATTGTCTAGAATATCACTACCACGTTCTTGAATAGAAATTAAGAATCCGACTCCAGTCGTTATAATACCATGCAAAACACCTTGGGAAAGTCCTTCAGCTTGAAACTGAGCTTGTGCTTGTCTAGGGACTAGATCCTGAGCAATAGGAGGAGCATGAACCCTTAACATATCCATACATTTAACTTCTAATGATGTTGGTGATACTTGCGGGTCTCTACTGCCGATTACCGGCAATGTTACTCTAAGAGCCTGTGAATAAAATACAACACCAAGGTGATACAAGTGTAACAATTGAACAAAACATGATGCATAATCAGTCATAATATTATGTATTTCGGTACTTATCAACTTAAATGCGGGGTCATAACCATATCTTATAACACGTGTCAATATTTGAAGCATAATAGTTATTTGTTGTCTTTCTGGTGACCCTTCTGGATATAAAAGTCGTTGTTGAAATTGAAGTAACTCTGTGTCAATTTGTTGTCTTTCTGGTGACCCCACTGGGTGTGACTGCTGCGTTTGAAGTAACACGTTAATACGTTGTCTTTCTGGTGACTCTTCTAGATATGGATATGGCATTTGAAGTAACTCATTAAAATGAAAAAATAAAATACTTGCACATATGGCAATTCTTTTTAATTCTTTATTAATTTTTTGTGTGACAAATGCACGATTTGTGAAATTTTCAATACTAAATAATGTAAACAAAATATCGAATAATACTTTAATCGGTGAAGAGAATCCTTGGTCGGTGCTCATGGAATATCTACTTATTATTTCTGCTATTGTATCTATACTTCCGGGTATTGGTATAGTTGTATAATCACTACTAAAAATATAATTGGCTATTTTTCGGATATAATCACCTGAATTCATTTTAGGAACGAGGTCGCATGGAGCAAGGGAAGATTTTGTAGGACGATGGAGGTCGCGTGCAAATTGTTGAAGAAACTGAGTAAGCACTGAATTTACACCATCTTTAACATTTATTGCATCTAAAAATGATAATGCATCACATGAATTTCTTGCGGAAGAAAGTTGAAAGTCGCCACCCACTAGTGACATACCAATAACTACAAGATCTCTTAAAAAAAATTCTGCATCTGGATTTTGAGACGTGCAAAAATCATCAACTATTCCTTTAATACCAAGCTGAGTAGACAATGTAATAAACATTAAAATTGTTTGAACAAATTCAGGTTTTAAACGACTCAATCCCGCAAAAGTCAATGTATAATCTGAGTCGGATGGTAAATTTAATTGTCTCTCCATTTCATTTAATAAATAACTAGCTAATTCTTCGCCACCAAGAGCAGCAATAACTGTAGGGTTACTTTTGACCTGTTGAGTAATATAACTTCTTAAAACATCACCCAATTTATATATCATTCTACCACCACATAATGAAACTTGAAGTTCTAATCCTAAACTTCCTAAACTCGGTGACCGCAATATTTGAATAATTTGACTTATTTGAGTCATAATAGGATTAAATGTATTAAGACCGGAACCAGAATCATCACCATCAAATAGTTTTTTATATGCCAATGTCTCACCTGTTTGTGTTGTATCAACAAGACTTGCTACTAAATTATTTAAAGCGGTAATCATATAACTTCGTTTTGATTGAAGTTGTGGATCAGCAAGTAGTTCTAAAAATTTTTTAATAATTTCTATTAAATTTTTAAGTGTATCGATATTAAGTGGACTGCCAGCTATCATTTTAAATAATGCAACATCGATCTCCGGCATAGCACATAAACAATTAAAATCTTTTGCACAAGCTTTTGATAAAAGAGCAAATAATAAATGTAAACAATAATTTTGAAGCGTTATCCTTAACCTGCTAGCGAACTCCACCCTCACCTCAGGTTGGAGTAGCGCCATAATGCGTCCGTGCTGCGTATCATCAAGATACTGGAGATTGTGGGGAAAGTGGTACATAATGCCATCCTCTGGAGACACAACAGACACACCAAGAACCAGTAAGAGTGGAGTCATTGCATTTGGGTCCACGTGCTTGGATGTATCCAATAAATAGTGCTCGAAACAATCGCGTGTCACTCCTGGTATTTGTGGTTCAAATACTACTTGATTCATAGCTACTACACGAAAGGTAAGAAGTGTAAAAATATTTCCATTCAATTTAAGCCTTACGTTCCAAACCATATTTGCAGCAGTAGGCATAGTGCAGTCTACCTCTGAATCAGGAAATCCTGCTGGAGTTGTAAATAGACTACAAGTAAGATCTTTTATTTTACTCTTCATACCATCTATTTTAGGTTTAATACTGCGTGCTACTACATCTTTTATTGCAATACCATAAAACGAAAGCATTGGAACTAACATATTTTGTCCTAATGTTGCTACTATAGGCTGGTTCCCATATACTTGTATACCAGGAGCTTGTTCTATCATATATTGTTTCAAATCATGAAAAAATTGTTCACTATTCTCAGTTATTTTTATTTTTAAAACATCCATAAATTGTCTTAACTCTGTTAGCTGTGTTCGTAAGTTAGAAGAACTCACAGGTTGAGGACTAGAGACTGAAAATTGTGATTCCGCACCAACACTAGACACACTATCATCATTTGCATCTCCTAGTGGAGGCAATGCCATAAAGTCTCTTTCTTCAACATTTGTTTCAACATCAGCCTTAGCATCATTTATATCTTGTTGTAAATCATAAAGAATATTCTGTAAGTGAAGTAATCTTACACTTGTTACATATTCTTGTTGAAATTGTCCAGGAGTTTGTTGAAGTGAAAATAAAGCAGCAACAGCATCCGGTGTACTTGGTTCACTTCCTTGACTCATTTAACTAATTAATTTATAATATGATAATAACAGAACAATAATATAGTAATATATATACTATTATTATATTATAAATACCTATAACTATCTATTCACTACAAATAACTCCACCAAAGTGTTCCATTTTTTTCTGTTAAATTATCACTATAATTATCGACAAAGAATTTCTCAAAGTATCGTTTGCTTACCACCATTTTATTATGTTTATATCCCCATTTACAGTAAAAATCGTATATAGTATGAACAGGGAATGATAATGATAATGATAATGATGATAATGATGATAATGATGATGATGCGGTAGTCGCCGTTACTGTTACCAGTGCCGTTACTGCTGTAACCGTATTTACATCTTTATTTTTACCTTTACCCTTTCCTAAAGAAGCGCCATTTGCCATACTATTACCCCCGGCGTTTGCCCTCTTAAATTCCTCAATTCCAGTTATTATTTCCTGTTTCTTATCCCATAATTTACACCCAATATTCATCAAATATTTATCTTCTTCGATACAAATGTCGGGCAAAAAGTGGCGTATGAATCCTAAAATTGTTTGGTCCGTAATTGTCTGGACATTTTTCTGATTCCCGTGGTATACATTTCCATAATTTAAAAACAGGGTTGATAATTCATCTATCTCCAACTCAATTTCATTATGTGAACACGTAATATTTTCATTCCAAAAAAGCATAAACTTGCTTACAATTGGTAAATGTTTGCTCGTCATATTTAAAAATATTTCTTTATTATCGTGATTTTCGTGTATTTCCAGTATTTCCGTGATTTCTCCCGATTCTCCCGTGCTTGGCGTTACATCATCGTTTGCAACATCCCCCTCTTCCTGACTGGTCGTATACTCGACCCGCTTCATAATATGTTTCTTAAGAACGTGTGTAAAGAACACATTGGGTATTTTCTCTTCCTCAATAAATATTTTCCAAAGATAAAGCATATTCTTCCAATTAATATGTACACCTTTACACGGCTCCATCGTCGATGATATAAATCGCGAAATGATGTCGTCGTCTGTAATCCCTTTCAAATAAAATGCGTGTTCCTTAATGTCTTGGTCTTTACACATTTTTTCTATAAATAAATCGGCGCTTGTGAATCGTGTAGAATAATGTGCCGCAACACAAAATAGGTCAATCATACTTTGTTTCTGAATAAAATTGGTAGGGTGTCCATGTCCGTGACCATAACCGTGTGCTGTTGGTGTAGATATTCCACTATTTGACAATCCAGCAACAAGACTCGATAGAGATGACGACGACATTGAATGTGACAGCCCCATTTTTAGTCCTTCATTATAGCTATAAAAAGGGAATGAAATTATATTGTCAACAATATCTACAATGCGACAATCTTCATATTTATGCTCATAAAATTTAAATTTGAAATGATTTGTCATATTCGGTGTACCAAATAGTGCATAACTTTCCTCGCTAAGGTCTGCAATAAATTGTTTCGCCTTAGTCGAAATAAAATAGGTGTTTGTATTCATATTCATATTCTTTTTCAGCAAAATGTCGCCGATGATTGTAAGGAAATATTTTGCACTGTCTTTGGTTTTAAATACGAACGGAGTAAGTGCATTTAGTACGCGTTGTATCGTTTCCGATTCAGGGATACAAGATAGAAGATCGCGTTCTTTTATTTTCTTAATAATCTGGTTTTTTATTTTATACTTCCAGGTCGTCAACTCTGGTGTTTGTTGGTCGGTAATCGTGGTGCGAATATCGTGCTCGATTTCATCCTCATTTATTATTTTATATGTATTGTTTTGGTATATGAAAAATAGGTCGATATTCTGGTTATAATAATAGGAAGAACTGTTTATAAATTCGCGTATAAATTCATCGGATGTTTCTTCGAGTGTCTTGCGTCGCTCTACACGCTGAATACGGACGTCGCATTTTTGTTGTAATAGTGCAGGAAGTGTATTTTTTATGTATGAGACCAGTTTTGAACGCGCATAGTCGTCTTCAAAATATTTATCATACAGGCCTTTTACAATAGTTAACAATTCTTTACATTCAGTATCTGGGTCAATCTTTGGGGTAATCTTTGGAGAATACTTGTCTTTGTCTTTGTCTTTGTCTTTGTCTTTATCTGGAAGTGACATTATTATGGTATGGGATTTATGAAGTGACGTATAAACGCAGATGTGAAATATAATATATACAACAAAATATGTTTATATTTGTTTTATATATTATATTCTAAAATGGTGTTAAATGGTGTTAAATGGTGTATAGTATTATATGGTAATCCGTGACACTATTTACTCTTATTGTGCTTATTACGTCTTGTATTTTTTGCCTTGGATTTACTACCACTTTTAGTTTTAAGCATTTTCATAAACTCTTTCATCTCCTTATTGTTGTCGGTGATTATTGACCCCCCCGAATATATTGATGGTAATAAATGGTGTTGATGATGGTCGTTTATATGTTCACTATGTAAATTATGAGAATTACTTGTAGGCTGTTGATTGATCTGCTGATTTTGTTGCGGTATATTTACAATAGGTTTAACTATACGTGGTTTATGAGGTTTCTTAGGCGTAGGTCTAGGCGTAGGTGTAGGCGTAGGCGTAGGCGTAGGCGTAGGTGTGTTTGGTTTCAATTTACTTGACGCCATAGAAATAGACGACCGCAAAGGTGATGCTGCTTCAGGTGTTCTTAATTGAGGGGATGATGGAGACGGGGGTATTGAATCACTACCACCACCATCGCCAGTTTTATCGGGGTCGGCTTCTATTGCTTTCTCAATTTTTTCTACGGGTTCTTTCATATTGACACCGCTGCAAAAAACCCAAGGTTGTCTATCGCGGTCTTCTAAAAATGAACGTTGATACTCCCATTGTATATGTTTGTCGCAGAATTCTGTTTTTTTAAAAGGTGTCCCGCACGCATTACCCCATCTCGCAAGAAATTTCATATTCCTACACAAAGATGATGTACATATTTTAGCATCGACTGCGCCACGAGGTTGATAAGGTTTCGGTCGTGAATCTTGTGACATATATTCGCGCTTATCTAGCTCATAATGTGCGCAAACAGTTCGCGAACATTTCAGTTCTGTATTTGTATATACATCCATATGATCGGATATTATTAGTTTTGCATTTTGGGCATTTATTTTTCCCTGATATTGCCGTATTAATTGTTCTAGTCTTACACGACGAGCACCTGAATGTCTGCGTATATCATAAAATCCGTCATTATGGCATTCGAGATTTCTTATACGTGCATCATAACAAGCATTGAATCCAATAAAGTATCCATCCTTTTTTTTTTCGACATTTACATATTTAAGACCCAATTCGATTCGCATTATTTCATCTTTAGGTTTTTCGGCGGTGGCATCTGTAGATGTTACAGTGGCTTGTGGAGGAACTGGATTAATTATTTTCGCGATATACCATATATTCGCATAATCCCCGGAATTATCTTCTTTTAAATACTTGACATAATCATCCAGTGTTTTTGAGTATTCCATAGCTTTTCTGGCACGAACGCATATAGGGGCATTTGCTTCAAATGCATTAAATCCGCCGATAGTTGTTTCTGTTCCAATAAAACCGGCTGACGTGACAAAGAAATCTGTTGAACTCCATATACCACCAGGGAATGTCTGCATAAGTATATTATTTGAAGATGGTTGCTGTGATGATGGTTGCTGTGATGATGGTTGCTGTGATGATGGTTGCGGTGTTGTTTGTGTACTAGATGAAGATGATGTATCAATATATAATATAATAGTATTAAATTGCCCTGTTATAAAATTGTCAAACGTTATATGAGCACATACAACATCACCATTTTCGGTATATGATGGACCCACTGCCATAAATGCGCTACACTTATCACCTCCGCCAAAGAAAAGTTCCGCAAATGACTTACCGCCAGATAGACCACCTTCGAATCCGGTAGTTTCTCCACCTCCTATTTCTTCTTCAGAATATCCGGCACCAGCATACTCACCACCACCACCACCACCACCATCATCCCCACCACCTGCTTTGACAGGTAATATTACCGTATGTCTTCTATTGGGCAAAAAATCGGCATACATTGGATTACTATATAAGTCGCGTCTCTTTGGTACCAAAACAGATAACTTGGGATATAAGTAATCGACCGAAACAATGTTGTTTAATAAAAAAATAATATCTACGGTAATATCTACTAATATTTTACCATCATCAGTATAACCATCCTTAACATTTGAATTGTCAACGTTAATATACGAATCTTTGTGTAGAATAATTTTACCATCTTTTATAATACTTTCGCCCTTATGGTCTTTTAAATCTGCGCTTTCTTTTAAAAAAGCGGTAACTCCGTCAGCGATTCCTTTCATTTCATCATAACACTCTTTATATTTTTTTTCGACGATTGGTTTGAAAAAATCGTTTAACATTTTCATAAAAAATCTAACATCGCGTCCAGTTTCTGTCCATATAAAAAAGGCATATGTTCTGAAAAAAACAATAATTCTATCGCCTAATAATTTCCCGTGTGAAAAACCTCTTTCTTGGGGAGTACCTGATATAGTTATATATGTAAATCCACTATTACCACTTCGCTTTCCATTTATAGATGGTGAAATAAGTTTTTTCGCTTTTTCTATAAGTGTTTCAGCAATACTAGGACCATTCATAATATTTGCTACTAAATCAGCTGGGGAGGATGACGAGGATGCTGTAGTTGATAGTTGTGCTGGTTTCGATGGTGATGGTGTAACTGCGCTTTCTGAATTTATAGATAGTGAAGGGGTTATTGACATTATATTATTATTATTATTATTGTTATATATATTATTATTATATAATTTAATTGCGTTAATTTAATTGCGTTAATTTAATTGCGTTAATTTAATTGCGTTAATTTAATTGCGTTAATTTAAATATTTTTATTAATAGGCATAAGTATTTAAAGATTTGTCTTAAAATAAGATATACATAGTATATAAAATGAGTAGTAATCCCGACAATGTTCTTACAATTAAAACTGTACAGATTGCACCATTCCGCACTCTGATGACGGCATTAAAGGATATTTTATTGGAGACGAATATTCTGTTCAAGAAGGATGGGATGCGTATTATAAATATGGATAAGTCTCATACAATGTTGGCTCATCTTCATTTAGCTGCTGAAAATTTTGAGTTGTATGAATGCGATAAGGAGAAAATTGTTATTGGGGTTAATATGTTTCATTTATTTAAGCTTATTAATTCTATTGACAATGATGATACGCTTACTATATATATCGAGAAAAAGGACTATAATGACGGTATTGTATCTCATCTTGGACTTAAATTTGAGAATGGGGATATTAAACAGTGTAAAACACAGAAGTTGCGTCTGATTGAGCCGGATTCTGAGGAGTTGGAGGAGCCAAATGTGACTTTTTCATCAGTTATTAATCTACCTTCTGCTGATTTTCAGAAGATTATTCGTGATTTGTCGTACATTTCTGAGAAATTGGAGATTAAATCGGTGGGGAATGAATTGATTTTTAAGTGTTCGGGGCAATTTGCTACGGCGGAGGTCCGGCGAGTCGAGTCGGATGAAAGTATGAAATTTATTCAAAAGCAGTCATCCAGTAAGGTGATTCAAGGTGAGTTCTCGTTGAAGAATTTGAGTTATTTTATCAAATGCACAAATTTGTGTAGCCAGATTGAGATGTATTTGGAAAATGATTTGCCACTAGTTGTGAAATATTATGTGGCGAGTTTGGGCGAAGTGAAACTGGCGCTTTCACCGCTTCCATCGTCGTGATAATAGGTAATAGTTAAAATAAATAATACTTTTGAATGAAGTATTATTTATTGAGTTGTTGTGTTAATATGTTATCGAGGATTACGATTACGATTACGATTATGCTTGGTTTTATTTATGTATCTACCTCTTCTAATATATTTTCGCATAGTTTTGTAATTTGGTTGTTTTCGTAATTTTTTATTCGTTCCTCCTGCTTGCGGATTATCATTAGCAGCAGCAGCAGCAGCAGCAGCAGCAGCAGCAGCAGCTGATTTCCATCTTATTAGATTATCATGTATAACCTCAAAAGTTTTCGCCCAATTTTGAGGTCTATGACCATCTCTATGTATACCTTTATCTTCCTCACGTTTCATATTAAATTTATCACTAGCAATAAATTTAGAAATAGCTTCAGATAACTCTACTGTTTTGTCAAGTAATTCTTGACATTTGGTTTTTGTATCCTGAGATTGTAATAATTTTAATAATTCTGTTTGTGGTAATTCCATTATAGGATTGCCTCTACTGCTATCACCGTTTTGTGTAAATGGATCATCTGATAAAAAGTTAGCAATAGCTGGCATATTTGACGGGTTTGGTGGGTCTTTCACATAAGTATTACTATTCGCATTATTAAAAAATCTTGCTTGAATGATATAAACTGCTGGTGATTTTGAATTATCAATATCTAAATATAATACAACTTTTTTATTATTTTCTTTCGATGTTAATTTAATACAATCTTTATCAAATGTAAAAGTACCAAAATGCGATGTTCCACAATTACCAAAATCTACCATAAAATTTCCTATTGCAAGACGTGCATCTTTTAAACCACATAACATATTAACACCGTCATAAGCGTCGCTAAGAAATTCTTTTGATTCTTTGTTCATACCATAACAAATTTTTAATCCGGGTTGTTTAAAAGCTTGTGCAGTTATCAATTCTGGTAATTTTCCAATAGCAAATGTTAATGTAGATAAAATACCCCATAAAGCTAAATTAGTATACTCTCCAGCAGCCACACGCTCAACTGTTTTAAGACGACCTTTTTCTTTATACCTATTATCGCAAGACTCTGCGTGCCTAAATCCTTTAAATTGTAATTTAGGTTTAGACTTATTGTCTCCGCCTCCTTGGCTTTCTTCGCCTCCTTGGTCTTCTTGGCTTTCTTCGCCTCCTTGGCCTTCGCCTTCGCCTTCTTTAAAAAATACAGACCAAGTATTTGTTTTTTGTGCGCGTTCAAATACCTCATTAAAATATAGGAAAGGAGGTGATGGACTACTTTTTATTACACTATTTACAAAACTTTTCATTGTCCCCGAATGAGAAACAAAATAAACAGTTGTAGCTTCCTCATCGGGAGGGAAACCGAGACTATTGCGCCATTGTACGAAGTTCGCAATCGACGGAGGTTCTGATGTTTTATTAAATTTGGGGTTTTTTCTCTCTTCTTTTTTTTGGTCTACTGATAAAATATCTGCAGTATCGGGTATATTGAACTTATCAATATAGCTAGCAACATCTAAGCCTTTAGTGGTAGTAGGAAATTTTAATAATGTTGATGATGTATTGTATTGTAAATATACATTAAGTTTATCAGTGCCGTTTTTGCTGTCGAATTTCTCTTGCGGGGGGTTATCTATTTTCTCTTTCATTTTGGTTAAAGCTGTTCCAAGGTCTATTCCCTCAGGTACTTTTAATTCTGTAGAGTTTTTCGTGACACACTGAATAGATATATCACCCGTCTCAGACCGCGTACAACTAATCAAATCTCCTTGTTGATGAATACCTGCAACAAATTCGTCGTTAAATTTACCAGCAAAATGTCGAAAATTTATAATAAAATCATCAGGTATATGTTTAAAACAATCAGGCATTTTACTACCAGGTTCTTTATATTTTTTAACTAATCCTACTAAAAAAACAAGAAATCTTATAAATTCGTTGAGTTGTTCTTGAAGATATCCCGGTTTATCAGAAGGTAAACTTCCTATTTCTCTTAAAAATGGCGATATATATAATGTTAATGTAGGATGTTTGGTCATATTATTCAAAAATAATAAAACAGCGGTTTCCCATGTTCTAAGTAATTCTGATACATATATTGTAGATGGTGGTGATGATGATGATGACGACATTTTATAATTTGTTATTACTGTTGTATTTTATAACTACTATATATATAATACATAATATATTATATAATACATAATATATTATATATTATATATTATATTCCCAAATATTTCTAATCCTCGGGCATATGTTCTTTGAACAAACATCCGTGTGGCGAAATTGCGTAAAGTTCTTTAATAATACTAGCATCTCTAAATTCGCAGCTTGCTAGCCATACTTTTACAATACAGAAATTCTTTTTGGGTGAAATTGTAATTCCATTAATTAATGGAATGAAATTCTTATTTTCAGACATAGATTCGCCAACTAATACATATGTAAGTTCTTTCCACGCTTGTGTAACATCTTTATTACTTATTTTGTATGAAAAACATCCACCCTTGCGATTACAGGCATCTTCCCATGTTGGAGCAATTCCATCGCGCATCAAAAAAAGCATACAATTTGTAACTAATTTTGGTGGAAGAACATTAATAATAGAAATAGTCTCTTCAACAGTAGTGAATGAACATATCTTAATATAGCTTTTCATACTCCAGTCGGTATCATGTGGAAGATGAGCCCACAGTATCCAAGTATCAGATAATTTATGAAAATTATTGGATTCGATGGACGAGTCCTGTGATACACTTTTCTCGGATTCCATAATGAGTACTTGTGATTGGGTATTGATATAAGCCATTATATTATATTATAAAAATATATTTCTATATAGTTTTATAATAATTATATTTTAATTGTATTCTAATTATATTCTAATTGTATTCTAATTGTATTTTTATTCATATCCGACAACCTCAATATCACAAATGTCGTTAAGATGTTCGGATTTTACTTTCCGTTCTTTGGAGATGGCATCAGCATCAGCATCAGCATCACTTTCCTCATTTCCCTCTAAATATGCCTCATCATCGATAACCTTTAATGTATTATGATAAACCAGTAACTTTTTACCAGGAACCAGTGTATACATTCCAATACAATTATCAATACAAAATATAGAATAATTTTTTTGTAAAACTACATTGTGTGTTTCGGCCATATACCATTTCAAAAAATAGTATCCAAGAACTGAATTATTGATAACAAAATAGTTAGCGGGATTGGTTAAATTAATATTATATTTCTTTGAATTCATATGAAGATTAGCACCAATTAACTTTTTGTTTGATATTTGCATCTTTAATTCATCGTTTGTGTAAACTTTATTCATATCCGATTTAACAAATGTTTCATATTTGAAGCAAATGCAATGTCTCTCATATTTTTCTTTGTTTTCGTAATAAAATGTTCGGATAAGGAAATCATATTCGCTTGGGTCAAGAATAAAGTCATCATCTTCACTATCATCTATGTCCTCTGTAGCATCTACATCCGTATCTATATCATCGTCGTCGTCGTCGTCATCGTCGTCGTCGTCGTCGTCGTCGTTACTATTTTTTCTACTTATATGAATATCTGTTGATGTATTTGTAAGGTCTGCATCTATAATTGTATCAATTGTAT